ATAGATTTGACGTGGCTCCTGCTCACGTGTTAGGTAGTTATACTTAGGAATGAACTCAGGTGTGTTCTTTTTCTTGCGCGTATTGCTCCAATCGTAGCTGTGAAAGATTCCTATTTCACTATCGTCATCTTGATTAACCGCAATGCGGCATTCTTCAAATGGTATAGCGTTTAGCTTTGATATAACCGTGCGGTCGTTGCTCCAAATCACTTCAATGAAAAACCCGCCAAACAACTTTAAGTCGTGCGCGGTTGCATAGGTCAAAGTGTTTATGTCAAGTGCATCAAGTTCGGCTTGGTATTGCTCCGACTTAATTCCCTTTCCCGCTATCATGTCACCAATAGCAACAACCAAACTACCATGTACTGGTGATTCGTGGGCAAGGTCGCGTAGGTATTGTGGAAAATCATTTTGGTCACCGTAGTTTACCCAACCTTTGCGGTCAACTTTCTCGGCATCGCTCTTAGCAACATACTCGCTAAGCTTCAATGATACTATATTCGATTCGTTATGGCTCATAGATAATGTCATTTGGTATTGTTACAACAGGCACATCAAACCACGTTGTGTTGTGATTCAATACAGCATATCCACGCTGACACAAACCAATAACAAGACCGCTTGCCGGGTCAATATTGCTACTAGAATTTTGTCCATATACTTCATACCTGTACCTGCCCGCTAAGGTAAGGCCAACGGTAGTGATTTCAAGTTCTGTTATTCGTGTATTCTCGTTAACGATGGTGGCAACCTGTGCAAGTTCATTGCCTGTTGTGCTGTTTTCTTCGTGTGTTAAGACCAACAGATAGTTGGTGAATGGTGTGGCAAAGTATTGCCGTGCTTCGTCAAGTGACAAAAACACTTGCTGTGTTGGTGTGTTAGTCTGTAAATATATCATGCTACTTTATTTAAAAAGGGGCAAGTTAAAACCTGCCCCTTTTACGATACAACAAGAACACAACGGAAAACTATCTTAGTAAGCAGGGCTTACAGTAATACTAGCGAAGTTGTCGAAAGGTACTGAAGTGAAAGGCTCAAGGTGTGATGCAGGAATCAAGTTCTCTGCAATGGTAGTCACCTGATAACCCATCAAATCTGCTTTCTGCTGTCCCGATTGAACGGTTCCTGCAGTAAGTTGCGAACCTTCAGTTGTTCCTATCAACAAAATTTGGTCATCGTTGGTGCGTACAAACACAATCATTTTAGCCTTTGCAACGTTTAAGAACTCGTTGCGCATGTCTTGATTCAACTTACCGAAAGTCCATCCAACTTCTTGAGAGAAATACAATGTACCTGTCTCAAGATTCTTGTTTACGGTTTCAATGTATGAACCGCTGTTGCGGAATGGGACATAGCGGTAAAGAGTCCAAGTAGGCAAGCCGTCTACTTCACCTGTTACAGCATCGTAAGTAACGCCCGAAATAAATTCGTTACCTGATACTGGGTCGGTGTAGTTAGCAATCAAAATTTCTTTAACACCTCCGATACCTTCAAGGCATCCGAGCGTAAATCCTGTGGTTAATTCACAAGCCATGTTTTATATAGTTTTAAAAGGGGGCTGTTACACCCCCTTGATTATTAATTATGCGCCCCAGTAGGTGATGTCTTCACCAACCGCAATCTGTGCACCGAGGTAGAAACGTGCGCCGTAACGAACGTTCTGTGATCCATCCAAGTTCTGCATGTCCAAGATGAACACTTCGTTCATTTGGTTTTCCTGCCATGTACCGAGCATCAAGTTGCTTGGCTGTGCGAAGATGATATTGTTTGCAGTCATACCCGGGCAAACGTAGATATCATACATACCTACAAAACGACGGTTAACTTCAGGGCCACCTGTCAAGTACCAACCATTGCCATCAGCAATCTGTGCTTGCATGTAAGCTTCCCATGCAGCCTGTCCCATGTAGATAGCTGGCTTTTCAGCAGCACCTTTTACAGCGGCAGGAGCAGTGTTGATTACGTCCCAAATAGTAGCGATAATGTTAGTGTCGCTCAATGCGCCTGAACCCGCAGATACAGCACCTGAACCACCCGCCTTAATCAAAGTTTCGAAACCATCGTACTGTCCTGCAGTAGCGTTAACACCGCTCCACATGATAGTCTCGTTAGCGGCAGCAATACCACCAACCAAACGGCCAATGATTGCATCCTGGATTTGTGTGTTTACACGGCCTGACATTACATCGGCAGTTGTCCAGTCAATGAAGAAATCTTTTTTACAGATTTGACGCTGAACTTGGAATTCCTCCAAGGTCAAGATGCGCTCAGTCAAAGTGATTGTACCTGTTGGGGTAAAGTCACAAGTGCCTGCGGCAAATGTCACGGTGTCATCAATTTTACGTACTACTGATTTGTAAGGTACGTTAGGCTTCATTGTCACGTACTGTGCAGAAACGTTTGACAATAGTGCCTTTGCTACGATTTCACCAGCTAATTCACCTGCATAGGTGGTGGTGAGTGAAGTTGTTGTTGGCATACTAAATTTAAATTATGAGGTGAATTAATTTACTTTTTTGAACGAATGCTTTCCATGAAGTCGCTGAATGAATTACCATTCGATGCAACCACAGGCGCGGCATTCTTTTTGAATTCTTGTGATTTAACGCTAGGAACAGCAGGGGCTTTCTTAACTGAAGCGAGTTCAGCCTTAACACTTGCAGTTTCATTCTTTGCTGTTTCGATTGCAGCAGCGAGTTCTGTCTTTTCAGTTTCAAGTGCAGCAATACGCTCAGACAATTGACCGATTACAGCAACGAGGTCTTCGCTACTCATTTCAGTTGATTGTTCTTCGCGTTCGATTTCGGCAATAAGACCACCTTCGTCTACGACTACTTTGGTTACGCCATCCTCAAGGATGTACTCACCCGCAGGTACAGGCACTGGGTTGCCCTCAGCATCTTGAGTGTAGATGTCTACACCTACTACCCACTCATCAGCGGTAGAATAGATTTTAGTACCATCGGCCAAAGTGCCTTCTACTGCAAACTTCAATTCCGTTGCCGGAGCTTCAGCCGCTGCAGTTTCTTCTTCGAACTTGATACCAACACTTGAAGGGTCAATGCCGTACTTGTTGAATACGCTTTTGATTTGTTCTTTAATGTTTGACATGTTGGATATTTGGGTATAGTAGCAAAAACGATATTTTGTTACATCCAAAAACCTTTCGTATCTTAGCCATGTAAAAAATTACATACAATATGAAAACAACAACCGCCCCTATGCACGTGAAGATGAGCGTGCGTGTAAATGAAAAACAATATCAGTCAGTTGTGAAGGCTGCGAAAAAGCATAAGATGAGCATCGCCGAGTATATTCGTGCGTGTATTTTGTAGTTAATAGGTTTTGGTTTTAAAAAAAAGAAGGCCCTCGTTTGGGCCTTTCTTTTTAACACTAACCTTAGATCACTTTTATGCTTTTAACCAAAGCAAATATAGAACTATTTTTTAATCTGCATACTTGCTGTGTTGTTTGCGCTGTTGCTATCAGGCACACCATTCACGGCTGTAATCGTAAGCACATAATCCGCAGGCAATGGAATGTATGGCGTAGTCACGTTGTAAACGCTTGACAATGTCATGCTACGTCCAACATCAATTCTGTCGGCTCGGTTCCAAGTAAGTGTAAAGACACCAACAAAACCATGTGTAACCTTTAGGCTAGTGATTCCAACCGTGCCTCGGTTATAAAACGTGTAACGTATACGCACCCGGTTAGCATCAAGCCATTCGTAACCATCAATTGTAACCGCTGCATCCAAACCTTGTGCGGGTGGATTAAGCATTGTAATGGTTGTACCTGTGCTTATAGTGTTGTCATTCTCATTCGTTTCTTTTATGACCATGTTAGGGTCGATAGTCAATGAGAATACCGATGGCCCCGATTGGTTGTTAGGCAAGCCCATTGGTGCGGTCTTGGTCACTACCGTTTGTCCCGCAGGAATGGTCACATCGCCAGTATAAAAAATAAACTTAGTGGTATCGGGACGAGTAAAAGTTAATTGCACGGTAGCGACAACATCCTTTGTTTGCGCCTTGTCAAGATTCACCGTGTAAGTTGCTATAATGCTTGAGCCTTGAACAGCTGTTGCAGGTGTGCTTATTGTACCGAACAGGTTGTATTCAGCAACGGGCACAGGTACAGGGTCGCCACCGTCCAAACTTTTTGCAATCGTTACAGCGTTAAACATGCTCACCACACCATAACCAAGTTCAGCACTCTTGCCATTGGCATCGTACACATAACCTCCAGTCTTGCGACATGATTGGCGTAGTACATCAATTACTTGTGATTCGGTTAGTGAAGGATTGGCAAGTATAACATTTGCCGCAGCCGCAGCCATTACAGGACATGAACAAGAGGTTCCGCTAAAGTTGGTGTAATTGCTTGACGTGTTGTAACCACTTGCGCCTGTGCGGTCTGTTGTTGGGCATGAAGTACCGGGAGCAGCTGCAAAAGTCTTAGGCCCGTAGTTGCTAAAATTAGCGCGAAGGTTTGACTGCGTAGAAGCACCAACCGCGTGAACCATTGGGTAGATTGCAGGTGCTTGTGTAAAGTTAGGATTGTTTTGATTGCCCGAACTTGCAAACGCAGGTATGCCCTTGCCATTACGGCCGAATGTTTTAGCCGATGTCAAAGCGTTTTGGAATAGTGGGTATGACGTTGGGCCACCTCCACCCCATGACATAGATATTGCAAGGCAGTTAGGATTCTCAATAGCCTTGTTGATTGCACGTGTAATGATAGTGTCCGATGTTCCAAAGCTACCACTCGATGTTGAGTTGTAACCGATA